TGTTCCAACTTCTGTAACTTTTACTATTAACTCTTTAAACCAAGCGTCAGCTGCAGTTTCAACTGGTGGAAGTATGAAGGTTCAACCTTATGCAACCGTGGGTCCAGCGGCTCAAACTTATGGTTATGGATTTGGGGTTGGTAATTTTGGTGGAACTATTAGTGGTGCTCAAACTAGTAATTTAGATGGAGCTTTAAATGCAGATACAGCTGGTACAGGTGGTGTAGGAACAAGTATTGCTTTAGATTCAACAACAGGATTTACTTCAAGCAATGGAACAATTTTAGTAGACAGTGAATTAATTAAATACACTGGTATTTCTTCAAATGATTTAACAACAATTACTAGAGGATCTTATGGAACAGCTGTTGCTGGTACAACTGGAAGCGCGCACAGTGATGGGACAATAGTATATGATGCAACAAATTATACTCAATGGGGGAATGCAGTTAACGCTTCAGACGTTACACTAGAACCAGGTCTCTGGTCTCTAAGTAACTGGGGTGAAGTTTTAGTTGCAACAATTGCTAATGGAAAAACTTTTACATGGAATTCAGGAATTAGTGGATCAGCTAGATTTAGCAATAGAGCTTCAACTATAACAAGTGGTTATGTAACCGCAATTAGTGGCACTGAAGGAAATCCTACAGCTAGTAGATTAACTTTAGTTTCTCCTACAACTCGACACTTAATTCATTTTGGAACTGAAACAACTATTGGAACAGATTCTACTCAAGATGATTTATTTATTAGATTCTCAAATCAAGAAGAGATTAACACTTTTGCTCCACAAGCAGATAATACGGCAGGTACACAAAGACTTCAAGATGGTACAAGAATTATGGGAGCTATTAAAGGAAAAGAAAATATTCTAGTCTGGACCGACAATGCTCTTTACTCTATGAAATTTGTAGGTGGAAACTTTGTCTTTGGCTTTGAACAAGTAGGTACAAACTGTGGATTGATTGGACAGAATGCATGCTGTGAAATAGATGGGGTTGCCTATTGGATGGGAAATAATGGTTTCTTTTCTTTTGATGGTACAGTTAATTCCTTATCTTGTTCAGTAGAAGATTATGTTTACGGGGACTTTGATACTACAAAAGGTCAACAAGTATATGCAGGTATTAGTAACTTATTTACAGAAGTAGTTTGGTATTACCCAAGCTCTGGTGAAACATATAATGACAGATATGTTGTATATAATTATGGAGAAAGAACTCAGCTACCAACAGGGGTGTGGTATACAGGAACTAATACTAATTCCATTAGAAGCACATGGATTGATTCAATTGTTTATCCTAAACCTTATGCAACTCAATTTAATAGTTCTGCAACAGGTACTTTTCCAAGTATTATTGGTGAAACAGGACTTGGCCAAACAGTTTATTTTGAACATGAGGTAGGAACAGATCAATTAAACCCTGATGGATCCACTACAGCCTTAACATCATTCCTACAATCTTATGATTTTGCTATTCAAACAGATAGAGGAATGGGAGAATATTTTTTAGCTATGAGAAGATTTATTCCTGATTTTAAAACTTTAACTGGTACAGCTAAAGTAACCATAGGGTTAAAAAATTTTCCTTCTTCGTCATCAACAACTAGTACTTTAAGTCCTTTTAGTGTGCTGCCTAGTTCTACACAATTCAATACTCGAGCGAGAGGAAGATACGCAAGTGTTAAAATAGAAAATCAAAGCGCGGGTGAAGACTGGAGATATGGTACTTTCCAAGTAGATGTTCAAGCGGACGGGAGAAGATAATGGCTAAAATAGTAGTAAGATTACCAGAACCTAGAAAAGAATATACAGAAGATAATCAAAGACAAATTAACAGAGCTATTAGCTCTGTTATAGAACAACTTAATTCAACCTACCAACAACCTGAAAAGGATGATGCAGAAAGGTTTAATTTCTTTTTAAGCTAATGGCAAACGTATATAAAAATATTCAAGCAAAAATTACCTCTGCAGGGGCATATGATGACATGTATGAAACACCTACAGAAACTACTAGCATAGTAAAAAGTATAAAGTTATTTAATACACACAGCGGATCATTAGACGTGGATATTAAGGTATATGATGCCTCGTCTACTACAGATTTTGAGTATGATAAGGTTGCTGTAGGAGCTAGTAGTAGTAATGACATACTTACTTTTAATAATGTAATCGTCCTCGAGGCGGGTGATAAAATTAAGATGCAATGTGCCACAGGAAATGTTATAAAAATGACGGCCTCAATATTACAAACGAGTAGATCATAGGAAAATTATGCCATTTATAGAACAAAAAGCTAGTAAAGAAACAGAAGTAATTGATGGAAAAACAGTTCATTATATCAAACCAGAAATTGAAGTAACTCTTACCAATCAAGAAACAGGTCAAGAGTACATGTCAGACGCAGAAGCAGATGCTGATGTAGATAACCCAGAAACAACTACCAAAAGAGAGCATATTAGAAGAGATGTGCATGTAAAGGTAGCTCAGGTTAGATTAGGGGCTGACACAGGTAATGTATAATATATTGACGATTGCTCAAAAATTAAGTAAACTGATTAGTTCAGGTGTAATCCCTGCGATTTTCATATATAATCACACAATAAGGAATTAGAAATCATGGGAATATTAGATTTTATAGAAAAAGGAATAGACACTGCTAGAGACTATTCCGATGTTCTTAAAGTAGGAACATCAATTTTAGGAACATACGCATCCTACGAGGATCAGAAAAAGAAAAACAAGATGCAACAAGCAGCTTATGATGACTACTTAAGACAAGTAGGAGCAGCAGGTCAAGAGGCACGAGCAGCTATAGATATAAACTATACCCCTATGGTAGTATCAGGAGTTCCACAAACTAAAGCGGATATTACAGATTTTACTGCAGTTCCTGCAGCTAAAGGTGGACTAATGTCCATACCTACTAAACAAAGAAAAAAATATGCTATTGGAACTAACGAAGACGATGTAATGGAAATTATGGATGAAGAAGTAGTTACTCCATATGATTTACAAATGGAGGAAGGAGTTAACATAGGAGAACAAGTAAGCACTCCGTCTACAACAGACCCTAGAATGGGAGCATGGAGTATTTGGAGTTCAGGTGGAGTAGATAAAGAAATGTATGAGTTTAATTTTGAAATTTTCTTTCAAAGCGGTGACTGGATGGACATGATGAGAGGTGAAGCACCAATGCCTATGGGTGGAGGAGAAACTCAAATGGCTTCTACTGACGTTAATACACGACTCTTAGAACAACTTTATGAACAATATTTAGACTTAGGTTTATCACCTGAAGAAGCAGCTAAAAAAGCTCAAGAAGAATTTAATAATATGGGTCAAGTGCCGGTTGATCAACAAGGAATTATGCAAGCAGCTTACGGCGGAAGAATTGGGTATAGTAATGGTGGAGATCGTAAAATGAGAATACAAAATAAATCGGATGAAGTGGCTCAAAGAGTTTATAATAAACTTTATTTTGAATTAACTGATGCTCAACAGAAAAAAATTGCGGATACTATAGATGAAGAATTTTATAATGATGAAGTTGGAGGTCGCGCTCAAGGGGGAAGAATTGGGTATAGATTTGGAACTCCAGAAACAATGATGGCAGATCAAGAAACAATATTAAAAACTCCTAACGAAGAAGTTGTCATTAATGACATGGAAGAGATTCAAGGACAAACTGCAGGTGGTGGAGCAAGAGGTTGGAAAGCTCAAATGTTAGCAGAAGATTTAGCAGAAGAACAATACGGAAAAGAATTTTACGATCTTACTCACGTTCAACAAATGGAAATATATACTATTGCGTTAGACATGGTTGATGAAGGCATGAAAAAAGGTGGTAGAGTTAAAAGAAATGTAGGAGGTATTATGGATCTAGGTGGTATGGAAAAAGACTACAGATTTAATGGTGGCTTTGTTCCAATTGGAGAGTATGAAAAAAAAGATGATGTCCCAGCAAGACTATCTAAAAACGAATTTGTATTCACAGCTGATGCAGTAAGAGCTGCAGGCGGTGGAAGTATTAACAAAGGTGCACAAAGAATGTACGACACTATGAAAAATTTAGAAGCACAACCACAAGCTAAAAGGATGACAGCATAATGGCAACAATGCCCGCAGGATTTGGATTATTGCCCAGTGCAGCTCTGCAACCTTATGGTTCAGAGATACTTAAAGCTGGTATCGGGCAACTAGGAACTCCTATTAACGTAGGAGCAATGCTTCCTAAAGTTGCTGGTAAATCAGCATTCCAACAAAGAGGTGATCAAAGACTTGCCGACATGTATGGCATGGGGGACATTCAAAGAGATGCCTCAGGACAAGTTACAGGTTTTACAGGTGGTACAGGAATTGCTTCTTACCAACCTTACTTAGATCAAATCTCTCAACAAAAT